CCGCACCTTAATACCACCCTAATGGACTCTAATGATAGCAATACTAGAACACAAGAAGAACTTCAAGAAGCCTCAGATAAAGTAGTCCAGGATTCTTTTAGATAAGGGCTTGTAGCTCAGTTGGTAGAGCAGCGTTCTCATAAAGCGTAATGCGTTGGTTCAAATCCAGCCAGGCCCACAATGACTTCATGGCTGAGAGGTCTTAGGCGCAGGGCTGCAACCCCTGTTACGTGGGTTCGAATCCCTCTGAAGTCTCATATGCTCAGGTATACCCTCCGTCTGATACACGGTAGAAAGGTTAGTAGGTACACGTTGGTTCAACTCCAACCCTGAGTACTATACCCGGTAAGGTATAAAATGCTGATTATAGCCAATATTATATCGGATCGGGTATAATATACTCTCTTACTTCAACTGGATAGAAACAGAGATTACGAATCTTTGAGTGCAGGTTCAAGTCCTGCAGAGAGTACATTGTATTTTAATTTTAATACTCATATCTATGTGAATATAAATATTGCCTCTATATGTTAATGGTAGACGGTCTCCCTTACATGGAGAAAGCGGAAGTTCGAATCTTTCTAGAGGTACTTTTAATAAATATGCACAATCTGTTTGATTTTGTATACAGAACTACTTATTATCGAGACATGATAATTCAACACCTACATAGTAATCAGTCTTTATGGTCGCTCAGACAGCGAGGAGGCCGAGCTATGTAGTTAGTATATGAACTTTACTGACCAACAAGCCCCTATAAAGGCCTCTTTCCTAACAGATTGAGGCCTTTTTTAGTTATTGGAGAATAGTCTAAGGGTAGGACACGGGACTTTGGCCCCCGTATTGTAGGTTCGAATCCTACTTCTCCAGCACACGCAGGAATAAGATAATGGTAGTCACATGGATTCCAAACCCATGAGTGCTAGTTCGAATCTAGCTTCCTGTGCAAATGCCTAGGTGGGTTCAAAGCGAATTGGAAGAGCATGGTGCCTTAGAAGCACTGACCTTTGTGAGTTCGAGTCTCACCCTGGGTACATATAATGGAAGGTAATCTCCGGTCGGTCTGGAGCACTGTTTGCTAAACAGTCGGAAGTGAAAGCTTTCTGGTTCGAATCCAGTGTCTTCCTCAACACCCAAGTAAGCTAACTGGCAACGCTATCGGACTTAAAATCCGGTGTTTATGAGTTCGACTCTCATCTTGGGTACGATGATTAAGGAAGTCCGTAAGGTTGGCGTACTTATTGGTCTTGAAAACCATGATGTGTCTTATTTGGGCATGTAAGGGTTCGATCCCCTTGACTTCCTCTTATACCCTGTTAGTACAACTGGACAGTGCGCCGGGTTTCTACCCCGGTAATAGGAGTTCGAATCTTCTACAGGGTACTGTGACTATGGTGTAAAGGTAGCATGACAGGTTGTGTCCCTGTTGGCGGGAGTTCAAATCTCCTTAGTCACCCCAATTATAGGGTGTATAAACGATATAAGTAACTTATCGTCTTTAAACCCAATACTGATAGGTAGCTTAAAGGTAAAGCGACCGGCTGTTAACTGGTTAGATGTGGGTTCGATTCCCTCCCTATCAGCTATTAACAATTACTACTCTATTTACTAACTAACCTTTAATATTTGTATTATAAAGGACTTTGTTATATCTTCGTGGTGAAGAAGACAATAACTTTATAATCAATATGGAAGACAACAATAAATTCACTCATGACGTAGCAAGTGTTCCTAAAAAGGATAGTTCATTTGCTCAGAATGTTTACGGATATGCTAACCGTATCATTAACCCCATCATACAAGGAGCTAGCGGTGATCAAGAAGTAAACTACCAAGTCCTATTTAACAAAGCCAAAAAGAAAGAACGGCATATGTTTACTCTAGCTAAAAACAATAAGCCTATATGTGCAATGGAATACACTGACGGCACTAATCCAACACTTTTACTATGGTAACTGTAGATGATAATTTAGAAATACAAGGTGAAGTATCTCTTGACCTGAAGACCTACGAGCAGATAAAAGGCCGGCTATCTATATTAAACAAGCAGAATGCTAAAATGGAAAAGAGGGTAGCTGAGATAAGAAAAGCATCTAAAGAATTAGCTACGTTTCTTAACCATCTAGCAAGAGCTGTTAATAATTTTGATGATTACCTGGGCGCTTTTAATGAGTCCGCTAAAGAATGTGAGATACTTAAAACCGAGGATAACAAGTACATAATCAACTTAAATATGGACAGATGAAAGGTAAAGAGACCAATGTTAAAATAAGTAGTACTTTTCAGTATATACAGTTGCTAAATGGCATATTTGGGCTTACTGATACTGAAATAGAAGTACTAGCTGCTTTCATAGATCAGCATAAGCTAGTTAGAAAGGCCGGGCTAAAGCTAAATCCTTTTTCTACAGAAATGAAGAAGAAGGTAGCAGAAAAGCTAGGTAGAGATGACTTCAATACTCTTAATAACTACATAAAGAGAATGCATGATAAGAGAGCTATTAAGAAGATAGATGATGGTTATGTTATCCATCCTATACTAGTTCCTAATAATGATAAAAGTATCATATTTCATTTAAAATGGATAAAAAAGACATAATAGAGTTTATAGCAAGGAAGCATAATAAAACTCTTAAAGAAGTACGTCAAGCAGTTAATAGTCAACCAGAGTGTACGGCTCATGTATTTAGACGAGGAAAAGCAGAATCAATACGGTGGCCTTACTTTGGTAAGTTTGACGTTCATCCTTATAGGCTTAAAAAGCTTAAAGAAAACAGTAATGGTAAAACTTTAAGACAACTTGAAGATGAATAAGAATTACAACAGCTTTGAAATACCTAAAGATGAGGTCATCTTAGATCGTCTACAAGAACAGCTTATGGACGTGTACAAAGATATTGAATTAAACTATAGAAGAGTTTATTTTAAAAACCCAGTAATTAATGTGTTACTTAAGACGATGAGTGTCTCTATAAAAGCATTTGCTGAATCTCTGGACTTTCCTGAGAAGATCGAGCACTCTGACACTCCTTATACTAAAAAGGATAAGTTCACATTTGGAATCTCAAGAAAAGATCTTACATGATAGAGCTGCTGAAGGTAGAAGACAACTATGCCGTACCAAACCCGGAAGTACGAGCATTGCCAGAGTTCCGGGACTTAATAGCCAGAGATAGGGGAAGCAATGGAGACTCCCAAGGCAGGAAGAAGTTACAGGCTTGTAAAGAACTTGCCTGGATATACTTCATGTATGACCCGCTTTCTCCCTATCAGGCTTTAGAAGAAGAAGAAAGATACCCTAAGGTAGGATCAGCAGTATTTGATGATAAGAAATATACTCCTGACAAAACCGTAAAGAAAGCAGCAAAAAGGTATCAGGAAATGGTAACAACGCTTCCGGTAAGGCTTCTTCAAAGTGCTAGAGAGGGAAGCTATACCATCATTAAATACCTAAAGAGTGTAGATCTCACAGATGAGGATGAGAAGGGAAAGCCTAAACATAAGGTTAATGATGTGATTAGAGCTCTAGAGCGCATGGGTGAAATTACTGATTCTCTAGAGAAGCTTGAAGAGAGAGTTAAAAAGCAGAGAGATAAAGAAGTAGAAGTGCGTGGCGGTTACAAAATAAATAAGTACAATGAATAATATCACCAAGAGTCTAGATGACATTATTGAAATAGATGAACTTAATCGTATTCATATAGACTACGATAATATGTTCTTTAAGGATACTCATCTACTCTCTCCTGCAGCTAACTTTTTTAAAGAGCATGAATGCTACACCCATCTAGATCCTTATCTGGAACAAAAAGACTTTGAAGCTCACTGGGATAGAGAAGTAGACAGGTGTCTTCATGGGTATACAGCCCCTAACGGTGTATACATAACAGGTTACCACTATTTCTATTTAAACTATTGCCCAATTGACCGGGCAGTAGATGTAGAAAACAATGAAGGTGAGACAGTATCTAAACGAGAGAATACCTTTCCGGCCTTCTACGACGGAGACTTTTTATACTTTGGAATTATAGATCTGGCTCGTAAGATGAACAAGCATCTTAATCTTCTGAAAGCCAGGCGTAAAGGGTACTCTTATAAAAATGCTTCTCTGTGTGCAAGAAATTACTATCACGTGAAAAGAAGTAAGAATTTCGTACTGGCCGGGGATAGTAAATACCTAGAGGGTAAAGATGCTATCTTGAATAAAGCATGGGAATTTATGTCTCATGTAGACGAATATACTCCTTGGGGACAGCCTAAGCTTAAAGATCAATCTGATTATAAAAAGTCCGGATATAAGAAAAAAGTAGATGGTAAGGAGATTGAGAAAGGAAGGCAAAGTGTTATAGGTGGCCTATCACTACACAATAACCCTGATGCTGTGCGTGGTGCCGCTGGAGAGCTTATCTTATGGGAAGAGAGCGGTAAGTTTCCTGAACTACTTGACGCCTGGGAAATCGCTATGCCTCTGGTAAAGCAAGGTGCTAAGACTCTTGGTATAATGATCGCTTTTGGTACTGGTGGTACAGAAGGAGCTGACTTTACATCTGCAGAAGCGTTACACGAACGGCCTTCTGTGTACGACTCTCTGGTATTTGATAATATATGGGATGATGGTGCTGAAGGTACAGACGCTGGATTCTTTCATCCTAATAATCTTAACCTTGATGGATACATTGATGACGATGGTAATTCAGATAGAGAAGGTGCTATAGAGTATGAAAAGAAAGAACGTGCTAATAAAAAGAAAGGTGATTCTGCAAGGGCATTTCAACAGTATGTAGCAGAGCACGCTGAAAAGCCTTCTGAAGCTGTACTTTCTTCTGATGCTAACTTGTTCCCAACACAGGAACTTAATGCTCAGTATAATAAGGTGAAAGCACAAGGACGTACGTCTATGCTGACTCCGGGCAATATATTCCATGCTGCTGATCATACGATTAAGTTCAAGCCTAGCGCTACGGCTAAGCCTATACTAACATACCCTCATAGCAAGAAAGATGATCTTACTGGAGCTGTATGTATTAAAGAATCCCCATATAAAACGAAAGAGGGAAAGATACCTCAGGGATTATATATAGTCTGCCATGACCCGTACGCACATGATAGCTCTACAGATAAGGAGTCTTTAGGTGCAGCTTATGTAATAAAGCGTACAAACAACTTTTCTCATACATTCAGTGGATCCATTGTAGCATCTTACGTAGGCCGACCCGCTAGTCAGGATGAGTACAATAAGAATCTATTTATGTTAGCAGAGTATTACGGTGCTAAGATTGGGTTTGAGAATGATCGGGGAGATGTGATAGGATACGCTAAGAGATTTAAAAAGCTTGCGTATCTGGAAGAAGAGTTCGAAATGCTTGATAAGAAAGAACTTCAGTCTAAGAAAGTAAGCAGACAATACGGTATGCATATGACAACTCCTAGAATTGATCAAGGAGAATTGTATGTACGAGACTGGCTTAATACAGTAATTGGAAAAGACAGAGAAGGTAACGATATTAAGATACTACATACCATCTATGATACCGGCCTTCTTAAAGAGTTGATTAAATACAACAAAAAAGGTAACTTTGACAGGGTACGTGCGCTTATGGTTGGTATGTATTATGACAAAGAGCTTTATAATTACGAAATAGCACCTAGTAAGCCCAAACGAACTGACGATCCCTTTTTTAACCGAATGACTCAATAATGGCTGTAGACAAATCAGTATTAACTAAGATACCTAAACAAAAGCTTCCACTCTCTGAAAAGGATGATGAGTGGAGAGAAGAGACAGTTGATGCCTTTATTGAACTCTCTACGTTCAGTAGACATTCTGGCCGTGCTCATAGCATTAAATCTCTGTACGATTACTATAACGGGCACAAACATGAAGAGGATTATAGATATGTGCTACAGCCCTACGGTGGAGGTAAAAGAAAGAATGTACCTGCAGACCTAAAAAGGTACAATATTATAAAACCTATCGTAGATGTGCTTATTGGAGAAAAAGCTCGTAGACCGGATAACTCAATGGTTATTGCTACTAATGCTGATACGGTCACTTTGAGAGAAGAGAGTGAACAGTCTGCATTGATGGAAGCTCTTACCGATGAATTTTACGCTACTCTACAGCGTACATCCGGGCTGAACGCTAAGCAAGAAGAGCTTCAGGCTACAGTAGAAGAAAAGATTGACTTTTTCAGACGTAACTATAAAGATGTACGATCTGAGCTCGGCCAACATGCTTTAAACTATATTAAGCAATACTGTGAAGTATATGATAAGCATCAGAAATTATGGAAGGATTTTTTAGTATCTGGTGAAGAGTACGCTTTTATAGGCACGAATAACAATGAGCCTGAATACAGGGTAATTAATCCCCTGGACATTGATTATGATAAAGATCCGGATTTAGAGTTTGTAGAAGATGGCGATTGGTGTGTAGTCAGACGACTGATGGCAGCTACATCTATTGTAAACCGATGGAGTAAACATCTTGACGAAGAAGACATTGACTACCTCGAAGACCCTCAGTTTAACAGAGAAAGCTATTTAACGTTTAGTTCTACTGAGCTTGATGAAGAAATTGATGATAATGATACTCTTATAGAGGTAATGGAAGTATACTGGAAGTCCTACAAGAAAGTAGGGTTTCTTACGTACATAGACGAAGATACAGGCTTACCAGAAGATCGTATAGTAAGTGAAGAGTATAAGCCGGCCGAGAATGAATCAGTAGATTGGTTCTGGGTTAATGAAGTATGGGAAGGTGTTCGTATAGATAATAAAATCTATAAGGAGATCAAGCCTATGGACAATCAGCGCCGATCTATGGATAACCCATCGTCCTGTAAGCTTCCGGTAAATGGTAGAAAGTACTCTAACCGTAACTCTGCTAATATCTCATTAGTAATGATGGGCATACCCTATCAGCTTATTTATGATATTTACAAGTACCGGTTAGAACTATCTATTGCTAAGTCTAAAGATATCATTGCAGAATTTGACCTATCTAGTATACCTGCAGATTGGGATATCACTAAGTTTATGACGTTCCTTGAGACTACAGGTATAGCTTGGATGGATTATAACCAAGAAGGTAAGAAGTGGAATCCTCAAGCTAAAAAGGCCCTGGATCTGTCTGTTCGTACAATTGAGCAGTACATAACCCTTCTTGATTCTGTAAAACTTGAGTGGGAAGCCGCTTCCGGTGTGCCTAGACAAAGGCAGGGGCAAGTAGATACATACGATGGTAAAGGTGTTAATGAGCAAAGTATCATTCAAAGCTCTTATATCACAGAAGACTACTTTAGAAAACACAATAGGTTTGAACAACGTAATCTTCAAGGGTTGGTAGACAACTCTAAAGAGGTCTGGCTGAAAGGTAAAAAAGGTACATACCTGATGCCTGATGGTACGCAGAACTTCTTTAGTCTAGATGGAGATACATATTCAGAAGGAGAGTATGGAGTCTTTGTATCCGGTGCCAGAAAGAATATAGAAAACCTAGATCGTATGAAAGGCCTGGCTCAGGCGTATATCCAAAACGACGGAGGAATGTCTGTTGTAGCTGATATACTGGACTCTGATAACTTTGCTGAGATCAAACGTAAGATTAAAGCAGCAGAAGATGCACAGGCTAAACAAGATCAGGCTATAGCTGAAATGCAACAACAAGAAGCTCAGGCTGAACGTGAGACTAAGCTTATGGAGATGCAGCAAAATAAAGAAATTGAACTCCGTAAGAATGCAACATCTCTTGAGGAGGCATTAATAAGAGTAGAAGGACAAAAAGAAGTAGAAGCTATGAAGCTTGCAGCTAATGCAGCTGACACATCTACTGATACTGCTCTCGAACAGCAACGTATAGACGAAGAAAAACGTGCTAATAGAGTAGAAGAAGCGCTTAAACGAGTTGATTTAGAGATCAAACGTAAGCAAGCTAATAAGCCCTCTAAAAATTAATGCTATATAATTAAGGTCAACAAGACTATAAAAAATAATTTTACAACTAACACTTAAACTACATATATTCAGATATGGCAAAAGAAGAAGACAAACTAGCAGTCGAAGATCTAGACTTTGAAGCTCTTGATTTCAGTATGGAAGAAGAGGAAGAAGAAGTAGATCCTGTTATTGATAATGAACTTGATGATCCGGAAATAGAGGAAGAGGAAGAAGAACCAACTCCTGATCCAGATGAAAAAGACGATGCATCTGACGATGACCTTGAAGAAGAGGAAGAAGAGGATAAAGATGATCCTGAGAAGCCTAAAGGTGAAGAAGATGATGAACCTAGAGTAGTTGATAACATCATGAATACTCTGGGTTATGAACTAAGTGAAGAAGACCTCGAAGGTATTGATGATACTGAAGATGGCTTAATAAACTTGACAAAAAAGATTGTTGAGAAAGCTTCACAAGAAGAATTTGATAACCTGGTGAACTCCACCCCTAATGTCAAAGCTCTATATGACTTTGAACGACAGGGAGGAGATCCTCAAGAGTTTATGAACGCCTTCTACCCTTCTACTGATTTCAATCAAGTAGAGATTAATGAAGACGATGCAGACACTCAAAAAGAAGTAATTAGACTTTCTTTAAAGTCTAAAGGACTCAGTGATAATAGAATCAGCCGTAACCTTCAAGCAATTGAAGACTCCGGTAATCTATTGGAAGAGTCGAAAGACTCTCTTCAGGACTTGCGTGTTATGCAAGAAAACGAACGAGAGCGTATTAAAGAGCAGACTGTTGAGAAACAAGACCAAGCTAAGAAACAAGCTGAAGAAGAGTGGGATAGAGTAAACCAGATTGTTGATAGCAATAAGGTTAAAAACTTACCACTCCCAGAGAAGCGTAAATCAGAGTTTAAGGAGTTTATTACTCCAGACCCTAAAACCGGGCAGTCTCCTAGAGACAAACGGGCCGCTGAAATGGAGCTTGAAGACCACCTTGCTATGGATCTCATCCTGTTCTACGGATTTGATGGACTTAATAAGCTTATTGATAAGAAAGCGTCTAGCCAGGCTAGTCGTAGCTTAAAAGATACTCTTAAGTCTAACAAAGATCGTGGTAAAAGTAACAGTCAAGACCCTGATCTAGATAAGTCTGCCAGCGGTAACGTTGCAGACCTAGAGTTTAGAATTGGCGAGTAAACTGTGCCCAACCTAACCTTTAAATAATCATAACTATGAAAGTAAAAAAGACATACTACAATAGTGATCAGATGACAGACATGAACAGTCTGTCGAATGCACTAGTGTCAAGTCCTGAGCAGATCTCGCCTATGATTACCCATCTGGGTGGTCGTGAGGATAAGAAGTTTCCTCTCAGTTTTCTGACCGAGGGTCTTGGCAACACCAAATCTATTGAAAAGCTGGAATATGAATACGATGTGAATTACCATTTCCGTAAAACACGCCCTATTGCACAATCTCCAGCAAGCACTGCAGACTTAGGCCGAGGCGGACAGCCATTCGTGCTGACGTTTCCGGACAAATGGTTCATTAACCAATACATCCTAGTATCTGAATCTCAGGTACAAGTACGTATTATGGGAGAGCCTGTTCCAAACGGTAGCAACTGGGACTATACTGTGCAAATCGCTAGCCCGGATACTCCGGTAATGCCTTCAGAGGACGTTCAAGCAGGTAAAAAGTTTGGACAAATGTTCGCACCGGTTGGTGTTGACTTCTCACGTGGGAATGCTAGTAACTGGCAAGCACCTGCTAAGGTTCGTCACCGTCTGACTACAATCCGTAAGTCTTATCAGTTCTCTGGTAATGCTAAAGATTATGTAGCATCATTCGATCTACCTGTAAAAGGTGGAAAAACATCTAAGTTTTGGATGGACTATGAGGAGTGGCAACACTTCCTGAAATGGAAAGAAGAATCTGAACTGTACCTATGGTACGGTAAGCGCTCTTACGACAGTGAAGGCGTTGTACAGATGAAAGATGAGAACGGACAGCCAGTTGTTATTGGCCCTGGACTCCTTGACCAGATCATTAACAAAGATACTTACAGTCGTCTTACAGCTACCAAGCTGAGAGAATTGATTGGAGATGTGTTCTTTGGAATGACAGATGCACAGAATGTAAACGTAACACTGTACACAGGTACAGGTGGAGCCCGTGAGTTTGACCGAGCTATGAAAGAAGAGCTTGGAAGTACAAACTTCACTATCTACTCTGACGGTAAATTCCTTCAGGGATCAGGTCGTGAACTTACACTTACCGGATACTTCAAGCGCTATGAGCACATTGATGGCCACACTATTAACGTAGTGAAGACGCCTATCTTTGATCACTCAGCTCTTGCCCAGGCAAGTAGAAGTCACCCTGAAAGTAACCTTCCTATTGAGTCTTACAGGATGGTATTCGTTGACCAATCACGCTATGATGGAGAGCCAAATCTCCAGATGGTGAACAAGAAAGGTCGTGAAATGCTTAAGTGGGGAGTAGCAGGTTCCGTAATTCCTCGTGGAATGGGTAACACACCTCTTCGTGCGAGTGACATTGACGGTGCTTCCGTGCACTTCCTGAAAACATGTGGAGTTTGTCTGAAGAGATTCGACACCTCTATTGACCTTCAGTGTGTAGCTGCGTAAGTTAGCACAATGAATTAGTGGTGGTGTGAAGGTTGGAACATTTGTCTTCTTCCTTCGCATCACCACATTTTTAAAGAAGAAGATAAACCAAATAAATACTTATGAGTAAGAAAAAATCAACTACTGAAACTGGGCTAGAACCCCAGACTAAAGAAGTACAAGTAATACGTAAGGAAAAGGCCAGCAGTCATGTGCCTATTGAAATTAGACAGAATGCTATCCATAGACTTGGTAGCGTGTATTATAAAGGCGGAACTCATAAGGGGGTACCAGCAGATCTAGAAAAGAAACTGCTACCTCTGGTTAATGATATCCCTGCTGATTCAGCTGAATTCAGAAAGGCTTCTAAAGATTTCTGGAGAAGTATTACAGTAAAAGTGCCTTCTGAAGGTGCTGTACTTAATATTAGTATTGATGAAGAGGGATACCCAACGGTTCCTAAAGACTACCTTACCTACCTATGGGCTGAAACACACCCGGAAGTAGCCAAGACTCGTTCAGAGATGGAAAGGTTTGGTAAGAAGAAGTTTTACATTCATGATCCGGAACGTGAAAGTTCTCAGGAAAATGATAAAGTCAAGGCTAAAGCAAAAGCTTATAAAGTCTTTGTTAAAGTACTTGATGATGAAGAAGCTATTGACCGGGTACTACGAGTACTAGGTACAGGCAATCCTAATAAGCTGAGTAGTCAGCAAAAAGAAAATGCTCTCCATAAACAGATGGAAGCTAGCCCTGCTCGGTTCTATGAAGTAGCTACTGATGAGTCGCTTAAAACCAAAGACTTTATTGCAGAATTGATTGAGAATGAAGTATTGCGTAAAGCTGGTAACAGTTACTTTTATATTGACGAACTGATTGGTGAAAACCTTGAAGAAGCTGTTGGGTTTGTAAATAACCCTAAACACAGCAAAGAAGTCAATGATATGAAAGCTAAGCTGGAAGATCGTAAACAAATTACACCTGCGTAAATGACCATACAAGAGGTACATACTCAACTTAATCTAAGAATAGACAAGATAGATTCTGCTGCATACGATGACGTATTGCCAGAAGAGTTAGATGTGTACCTCAATGTGGCTACACGCCGGTTTATTAAACAACGATTTGAAGCTAAGTCTAACCTATTTCAGCTAGGGTTCGAGCAGTCTATTAAGAGAATAGAAGACTTACGACATTTAATAAAGGAACAAGAGCTTGATGCTGAATACGAGCCTCTTGTTACCATAGAGGGCACTTTTGTAGATAAAGTAGCCTTCCCTAATGATTACTTTTTACCCATTAAAGGGTCTGCTATCGTTCAGTATAATGACGATGGAGTAACGTACGCAATAACGTCCGGTAAAAGAGTAATAGACGGAACTGAAGGAGTAGACTATGCGACTAGAGTTTCTGGCCTTAAACCTACTCAACAGCAGCAAATACTTGTAACTGCTACATCACCTTTTCATGGTACTAGAATAAAGTCACCTTTATATGTAATTCAAGGAGACTCTTTAAACGTATTTACAAATGATAAGTTTGTAGTGGACAAAGTAAATCTTACGTATATAAAAACTCCAGCAACAGTATCCCTGTCTGGAGGACAAACGATTGATTTACCTAGCCCTATGCATGATGAAGTTATAGATATAGCTGCTAGAATGATCTTATCAGATATCAATAGCCTGACACCGGCTGGACAGCAAACGCTTAGTAAAGTTGAATAGGTGTAAGTTTATAGATATCTTAAAGAATAAAGCAACAATGAAGTTGCTACGTGTCTGATAAGGGCACACCCAACCATAACCCATAAGTCATATTATTATGAGACATTTATTAATTAATAACACCGCAGTCGCTGATGACGCTTCTGTATCTTATCAAGGGCCAGAGTTCCTTCCTAAGGCACAGATTGGCATCTTCGATGTTGCTTCAGGTAGTAACCTGAACCTTACCGGTGCTAATGCTACTGATAAGATGATCATTGCTCAGGGTGTTGCAAGCGGGAAAACGCCCGTTAAGACACATATTCTTGAGCTTGATCGAATTAAAAAAGTAGTTCAAACAAACTACAGTGCTCCTGAGAAGCAAATTACCTATGTAGGATACGACGGATCTACCGGCGATATCGACGATGGTGCAGGTGACTATAACCTGAAAGTTACTGATGTAACTAACGGTTATCAGCCAGAGCCTACATATAACGCTAACTACTTTACAAAAGAAGCAGCTATCTCTTACAAGATTGCTAGTGAAATTGCTAAAGTAGCCACAAAGAACAGACGTTTCTTTGTTCAAGTTGATGTAGTTACTGCTCTTGCAACGACTCAGCTGCAAGATGCCGGCCCTGCTAATGCTACAGCTGCAGCTGTTCACGGAAGTGACCAAGTAGTTGTATCTGATGATGCAAGTGAGCTTACAGCCGGGGATTATCTCCGTATCGGTAGCGCTACTGACACCTCTTTCCCTGTTTACATGGTTAAGAGCATTAGTGGTAATGTGGTAACACTTGACCGACCTTATGCTGGAGACACAGCTTCCGCACTTGCTCTTGGGTCTACATCTACTGCACCAAGCAGTAGTGATGCTGCAGGATTGAAACTGACAGGTGCTACACCTGCTCCAGACAATGATGAAGGAATTGCTATTGATCTTGATGATCAAGTAACTGCGTTTAATACAGGTCTTTCTGAAGATTTTGGGGACACTCCTCGAACATCTGCTCAGACTCCTAAACCAGGGACAGGTAGCTACCTTCAAATCAGAAGTA